GTAGTATTCAAAATTTGGCTAAGACTTTTCTGTCCTTCTGTACTGTTCCAAGCAGGACCACCAAACACGCTGTTGTTGTTTGCTTCCCTATAAGGCTGAGAAATATACTCGGCCAGTCGCAAAGTATCAGGAATACTCATTGGCCTGGCTTGCGGGTTTCTTGCTGCTTCAATTTGTGCTCTCGCTGCTGCAGCTTGTACTCTCTCTGCTTCTAGCTTTGCCTTCTGAAGATCCAGCTCACCTGGGCGCATTCTTTCTGCATGAGCGTGCTCATTGGCAAGCCATGTATGCTTCTGTTCTTCACGGCCTTCAGACACCAAATTGGCACGGCGAGCCAAAGCAGCCCCCATAAGGGCACTACTACCACGACTATTCAGCATCCCACTTTCCTGATAGATGCTAATGGCTTGCTTGAGATTGGCAACTTCTTCGGGTGTTTGTGCGCGAAGCAATGCCTCGTTCAATCCATTAAGAACATCTCGCTGGCCTAGCTCTTCAAGCCAGTCTTTGTGTGCTTGCTGCCCTTGTTCAAACTGCTGTGCAGCCATGACCCTTTCTTGCAAATTCTGTATCAAACTTCCCATGCGATCAGCTGCAAGTCTTTGATCCACTTGAGCACCAAAGCCTTCCAGCATTCCCCGAAGTTCTCCTGAAGCCATAGCAGCCTGAGCCTCTTCAGGTGTCTGAAACTCTGCTAGGCGAGCTAGAAAAGCATTGGTATTGTTTTCTCTATTTTGCTGCCAGTTTGCTTCTTCATTTGCCTGGAAATTACCCAGCTCTGTTTGCAAACCAGAAAACATATCCCTAAATGCATTACCAGCACTAGCCAGGGTTCTTGAAGGATCTCCCATATTTGGCGCGTCTATGTTGCGCCATGTGATTACATTTCCCATATCCGCTCCTTACAGTCGATTTTGGTTCATGTATTCCCCTACCGATTGATAAGCAGTAGGATTCGCTGCAACACGAGCACGCTGACGATCTTCCATTTGGGTATTGAGGGTTTTCCGCTGATTAGCCATATTCTGATTCCAAGCATTTTTCTGGAAATCAAACTGACGTCTTGCAAGGCCGTACTGACGCATACCCATCAAGCCATTCATCAAAGCCTGTGCTGCGCCCAAAGCAAGACCCCCCCATCCATGACCCATCTGTCCTGTTATAGGATCCCGTGTATTAATAAAGCCAGAGTTTCTGGCCCAGTCTCCGATACGTTCCCCAATATTTCCTTGACCCAGGTTTTCACCAAGGGAAGGGGTAAGAGGCGTACTTTGCCTTGCTATACTAAGCCACCAGTCAGGGTCATATACAGCAGGAGAAGAACTAAAAGGAGCAGGAGATGTATTACGTGGCATAGCTATATCCTTCCACAGAAGAAGCAAAAGTAGGTAATTGAAGTTTTCGATGCACAAAGTGCTGCACATCATCTAACACTAATACGCCTATGTTACCTGAATGAATGGTTCTTTGGTAAAACTGTTGAGGTGTTTCCCCAAAAATTACCAAGGGAGAAAGTATTGAGCTGGTTTCAAGCATAGACCTGGAATCATCAATAAGTTTTTGTTCTTCCTCCATAGATCTAACAAGAGATGACCACTCTTGTTGTAGATTTGCAAAATTACCTTGAATAGCCCTGCTTATAGCAGATGCCAATCCTGTTGCGACTTGAACAAAATCCTTTGCGCTTGCAATGAATGTGTTTGTTCCTGTCCATTTGGTTGAAATACCATATACAGCAGCAGCTATAGCCACCAATACAGCTACCTCTTCACCCACTGTTTTTACAAATAATTTGAATGCAGCCTGAGCAGCTGCGAAATAAATTATTCGCATGGCAATGAGCTTCATCAAAGCCATAACACTTAATGACCCCAACCCAACTAAAGCAGCACCTATTGCAGATAAGCCGCCCATACTCCATACTGTTATAACAATACCCACTATCCTTAACAGAGCTCTAAAAATCCCTCTTTGATACCACCTTACTCTTTGTACAGTAACAATAAATGTATTAAAGACCAGATGCATACTACGCATCAACAGTCTTTCTCTGTTTCTGAATTTAATAGTTTCTACAATAGATCTATCCAAGGGAATTAAGCATAATTCTCCTCCATCATCCCCCATTACCGTGTGATGCGCACCGAATACCATGTATCTCATAGCCAGATCCAGTACCAGTACTTCATCATAAAAATTACTGGTAACTTGTCTTCTATAAGCCCTGAATGGGGTACTGATAACTTCTGTTGAAGAAGTCCGATTTCCTTCTGAATCGAACCTAGGTATTACAGCTGTAGATGCTTGAACGCCTTTTATCATTGAACAACTACCAACAGTTCCTATCCTTCCAGCTTTTCTTGTTTTTGTAATTCCTTTATTGATAAGAGACATTTCAAAAGCACGATCCCGAATAACAATCGCTTGACTGTTTCTATGCCTTGATGATCTTCGATTAAATGAGAATCTACTAAGATATCCTTCTAAACCTGTACCTTGTGTGAATGCTTGAGGGGATTGTTCAGCTTTGGAAAAAAACTCAAACAAATACCTCAGTTCATCCTGATCATTCGTATCTGCAGGTACGGCCATTTTCATAAATGCACTCTGCACATCCCTAATATCGGGATTCTGGTGAATAGCATCATGAATCTGGTCGTAGTCTATCCCTGTGTATTTAAGTAACCTTCTGCCTGTCCTATACCTGGGATGGCTTTTATCACGAGCTTCGCTCTCTTTATTAAGCCTGAAATACACATTTGGGTAAAAGTCTGCAAATACCTCGGTATTCCCTTTTCCTTCATCAAAAAGAGAATCCAATGTCGGATGCAATCCAGAGCCTTCCTGGTATGTCCAGTACTTTAATTCTGTGCCTGCTTGATAAAGTGTCTGGAAATACTCTTCGTTATCATTCAAATTAACCACAGGTATTGTGAATGAATCTGTGAATACCTCTCTACCACTGCTTTCTGTACTCCAAAATATTCTTGTACTCCATCCAAACACCACCCTCAACCTAGGTGAAGTTATTCCTTGGATCATTCTCGGAGCCGAGGGATTAAATGAAATATCCAGCCTCCCTGGTGCTGGCATCGAATTAGGCGCCCTTCCCCACAATTCCAAGGACTCTTCTTCGTATTGGCTTAATGGAATATGTCCCGGCAATTCTAGGTACATGTCCTCCAAAAATATAGGACGGCCCATTTCAATACTTAAGTTTTCCAGCCTATTTGTGTCGGGGTTATAGCCGTGGTTTGCTATTAGTTGCTGCCACCCGTAATGAATTCCATTTAATGCCCCGTGATAGCTATATCTGATGAGTACCGGCACACCCTCCAGTGCATCAAGCACTGCCTGTACTTGAGGTCTGCCTTCATCATTAAAATAAACCTCTCCTGAAGGCAAACCATAGTAATACCTGTTTCTGCCATATGAGTGCATTTGCCTTTGCCTATTGGCAATACTACTCACGGCATTTTCAAGAAGATTATCAACTATATCTTCATCTGCGTACAAAGACGAAGCCAGCGTTGCTTTCACACTGCTGGTGATGTCTGTGTCATCAATGACTCGACTAAAACTGGTTCCTACGTGGTAAGTAGTTCTAGTTCTGCTTCTAAACATGATTGGTTGTCTTTCTAGGCACCCACACCACCCAGAAGCTTATTCACTGCTCTACCAATAGCAACATCGTTGAGCATGTTTACACCGTCAGCAACAGTACCTTCATCAGTGGTTCTTCGGGTTGCCCAAGACTTAATCATAAGATCAGCAGCTTTTTGTTCCGCATCCCGCTGGAATCCCTCGGTTTGCGCCTCATACAGAGCTTTTTGCCTACCAATCACACTATTCAGGTCAACGCCCATACCTGTAGTCTGAGCTTGCTCAGTAACCCTCCTTTGATTCAACAAAGAGGTTTCAGCACTTGTTTTGATAACTTGTTCTTTAATCAGATCAAACTCAGATCTGAGCTTACATTCCTGAGCAACCAGCACTGCACCTTGCTTAGGGATATTCAATGCTTCAGCCACCAGATTCGTGGTTTGCTGGGTGATCTGAGCAGTCTGAGCGTCAATCCTAACGTCTTCCGAAACCAAGTTCAGCACCTGCTGATCTTGAACAGCTTTCTGTGCATCAAGCAATGCGCCCTGCTTCGGCAGGTTCAAAGCCTCTGCTGCCAAGTTAGCGGTTTGCTGTGTGATCTGCAAAGCCTGCCTGTCTAGCACCACACCTTGCTTCGGTGCGTTCAGTGTTTCCGCTGTGATTTGTGTAGTCTGGGCATCAATGCGTAGTTTTTCCGCACCCAGGTTTACAACCTGCGCTTTACTCAACAAAACTGCTTGTTCTTCATTCAAGACTTGCTGATCCAACAACAATCCTTGTTTAGGAACATTCAGCGTTTCTGCTGCAATCTGTGCAGCTTGTGCGTCTGTACGCAGCTTCTCTGCTTGAAGGTTGATCACTTGTTGGTTTTGCACAGCCGTCTGTGCATCCAGCATCAAACCTTCTTTGGGAATATTGGCCAGCTTGGCTTGAGCAATAGCCAGCTCTTGTTGAGCCAACAAAACACGTTGAGCTTGCAGCTCAATCTCTTTTTCTTTGATCTGAAAGTCTAGGTTCTGCTGCTCTTTCTGGAGCGTGAATTGCATCGCAATCTGCAGAACTGTCTGTAGTGAACCCAGGTAGACAGTAGCGTACTCGTTCCCTTTGATCCGCCCCTGACGGAATTCCTGCTCCAGATGAGCCTTATTGGCTTGCATCAGGACATCAAATACTCCGGTTCCGTCCGTGGTGGCTGTAGTAAGGTCAGCCAAGGTAATTGGGGTGTACGTGCTCATAGGCAAATAGTCTACCTGGGTTCTTTAATAAAGCAAGAATTATATGCCCTGCTTGCTATGGTTGATGAGTTAGGTATCAACCACCCTTGGCCATCAGTTGACGCTGGGCCAGCTCTTTGAGTTCTTTCTCTGTCAGCGGAGGAAGAATCTCAACTGCAAACTCCTTGATCAACTTCGATTTACGAATACTGTTTCCTCGACTGTCCTTGGACGCATGGAAGATCTGGCACTGTCGTTCTTGAATAGTGTCCAGGATAATGCGTGGCACATGCCAACCATCTTCGGCGTTGAATGGAACGTACTTCTTGAACGTACCAACCACCGAGTTTCCGACAGTAAAGATTTCGCCTTCCCATTCTTTCTTGGCTGGGTTCATGCAAGTTACGCGAATACGTACCAGCTCGTTCGCTTTTTTCTGCAGTTCACCTCGTTGGCTTCCCAACGATACTTCCTTGGCTTCCTCTTCAGTAGGAGCCATGGCTGCATTCACTTTGTCCTTCAACTTTTCCAGGCTGATTGAAGGATGGTACTTAACTCCCATCAGATCAGCACGCGCCTTCAGTGCGGTCAGCTCGTCAGGGGCTTGGAGTTCGGTATCGGCATCAAAGTCAGACATATTCAATAATCCAGTAAGTTAACAAATAAAACATTAGGAAAAGGGGATTACTCCCCTTTTCCACTAAGCCAGCATCAGAGGCGAGCAACGGTCTTGATCAGACCAATACGCTCAGGACGCAGGACCATGAAGCCGTAGTACCACTTGATGCTCATAAAGCCAGTCTCACCATACGGATCGGTACGGTCAGCAGTCTCAGCACCAGGCTTCTTGTGGTAGATGGTGAACTTCACACCGCCGCTGCCTTGGCCACTACCACCCACTTGGAAGGAGATAGTAGTGAACGAACCTTCACCAACGCACAGCATCGGGAAGATATCGAAGTTGCCATTGGTTTGGTAGCTGTCGGTGTTTCCAGTAGCAGCAGCACCAGCACCCTCCCACTTCATCATTTCCGGCACCACGATGATGCGGAACGAATCAACAGCACCAATTTCACCAGTCATGGTGTAAGTACCGGCTTGGGTAGCACCGCCACCAGCGTACTTCTCCACAGGGATGAAGGCAGGGTTGTTGTGCAGATCCTTCATCGCTTTGATGGTGGGGATCAGCTCAGAGCCGATGTACAGAGCACGGGCATTCGGGATCGTGCGGGTGTCGATCTGACGAGTACCAGTGAACATCGTGGTTTGCTTCGGAGTGCGGTTGCTGTCCAGATCAATGGCCAGACGCATCAGGTCACCATAGGAAACCAGAGAAGCAGCGTTGGTCGTGGCGTTGTTGGTGGCAGCACCACAAAAACGAACCACACCAGCAGAGTTCAACAGGTCGATCTGCAGAAGGTCTTCCGTGATTTCCACAGCACCGTTGATCATCTCACGGTTGATGTGTTGCATCAGTTCAGCGTCCGAATCGAAGTCCATCGACTCTTGGGTGTACTCATCGAAGAAGCCAAACTTCTCAAAAGTACCTTCCAGCGTTTTACGCTTGAAGCCCACACGGTTAACGCGACCACCAGTTTCCGACAGAACCGGAAGCTTGCCAGTGATGGTGCCAACGTCCTTGCTGGAACCATACAGGTTACCGTTAGCAATGACTGCGCCCGTGGCATCAATACCCTGGCTGTTAACGTTCTCGTCGTCTAGCAGCGGGATATAGTGGTAACGAACGATCTTTTTGCCGTGGTGTTTAGGCATGGCAACGGAATCAGCCAGCTGAGTGAAGTACTGCTCTTTGCGTGCTTCAATCAGGGCTTGTTTTTGATACCAGTCGGTACGAAGTTGGGTGCCAGCGGTAGACGGTTGACCACCCAGGGGATTGCGATATTGACGGCTCATAAGCACTCCTATATATCTAAACTAATCACAAAAGTTCTTGCTTCACCAACTTTTGAAACTCTTCATCGGACATAGCCAAAGGATCAAAGTCCTTTGGAGATGGAGAGCCTTTAACAGCTGGCTTGCTTGGTGCCGCAGCACGGCGCTTATCTTTGAGTCGGCTGTCATCGCCCTGTCGCGGTTTCGGAGTAACCACCATCGCTTTGGGAGTTTGTTGCCCTTGAGTGCTTGCGCCTGCACTCAAGTGGTCAAACCCTCCACGCGCCTGAATAGCGTCACCGACTTGCCGGTAGGCTTCAATGTCAGTCATACCCGACAAACGACCAAACATCCGTTCACGCTCAACCTCTGCAACAATCATGTCGTAGATGCCCGACTGGACATGGCTATTGATGACCTTTAGCAGTTGGGGAGTATCCGCAACGATCTGCCTGCTTTGAACGTCCCACTCTTTGCCAACAACTTTAAGGGTTCGCTGGTATGCGGGTGTGTCTTGGATTTCTTCCAGAACCGCATCCAGTTCAAGTTCCTTCTCGTTGATGCCACGTTTCGTAGGAACGTACTCGTTTGCCTTATCAGTGGAAAGATCCATAGGATCAATACCACTGTCTTTGACCAGCTTGTTGATGGCCCCAGCGTCTTTGTTCGCCAGGTCAATCAAATAGCTGATCTTTTCTGCATCTGCCAAACCATTGGACTCCAATAGCTTGAGCAGGCCCAGACTCGGTTTGAGTGCCGCCATCTTCTTGTTGTAGTTGGCCCCCATCTGCATCAGGGTAATCGCCTCATCAACACTCTTGACGGACATCTCACGACCATTGGCTACAAAAGGAGCCAACAGTTTCTTGTACTCAGATTCATAGTCTGTACCTACAGGTTCTTTAGAACCTTCAGCCTTGACTTCACCTTTTTCCTCAGATTCTTTAGACTTCTCTGCTTTTCCTTCAGATGCAGATTCAACTTTTCCAGAATGAGGATCTGTGTCTTCTTTTTCATCAGAGTCTTCCTCATTTACATCTTCATCTTCTTCGTCGGCTTGATCTTCGCCTTCGTCGTTCGGGTCTTCGGCTCCTTCGTCGCCAGACCCTTCCGACTCGTCTTGATCTGCGCCAACTTCTTCTTCCTGGTCTTGATCTTTTTTCTCTTGGTTTTCTTCTTCAGAAGAAGCCATGAAAGCAGAGGGACCGAGCTTCATCAGCTCTTCGTCCGACATATTCATGATGTCCATATCGGCCTTACTCATTCTTCATCTCCTGCAGCCAGAATTTCGTCACGCATTTCAGTATCATAAGCAATTGCTTTTGCAGCTTGTTGTGCTTTGTAGATCACAGTCTGGAAATACGAAGCCAAGCCACCAATTGCATCAATCTGAGAAACAATAGATTTTTGACTCTCAGGAGATTGCATAGAAGGATCGGCTTTAGCCATCACCAATCGAATGGCTTCTTCTTCAAAGTAGCCTTTCTGAATGACTTTCTGGAAATCACGGTTATTACGCAAACGAACCAGCGCATCACCCATGTCTACTAGAACTTGGGAATCTTTGATGTTTTGTTCAATCTGCTGAACCTGAATGTCTGTAGAACTCATCTTAATGGCGTAATGTCCAATAGTGGGTTAATGAATAAAACAACCGTAATATACCTTATTTCAAGTTAGCGTTGTTTATTTCTAGATTTTATGTACTCTTTGATCAAATCAATCTGACCCTTTTCACGTTGAGTCTCGCGGTCTATTTGACTGCTAATCAATTTCAATTGAGCTTGGCTTCGGGCCTGCTCTCCATGCAACTCCTTAGCTCTTTCCTGTTTAACACCGGATTCTTGTTCAACAAAATCAAGGCTCTTAATGTCTGTATCGGCCCGCAGATTTTCTGCCTTGGCTTCTGCAGTTCCAGCTTGAGCCATCTTCAATTGAGCTGCTGCCTGACGATCAGTAGCCTGAGCACGCTCATTTTCCAATTGAGCTTCCAATAGTGCCAATTGCAGCTCCTGCATCCTTTGTTGCATCGGGTCTGGTTCAGGCTCGTAAGTTTCGATCTTCTTTGCCAAATCAGGCATCTTCTTCAGCCGACAAATATCCGAAAGAATCATGCGTCGAACCATAGGATCCTCTTGCGGACCAATGGTTTGTAGCATAAAAGCAAGCTCCTGTGCCTTGCTGTTGTCTTCTTCTGCGGTAGAAATAGACAACTTCAGGTCAAAGTGTCCCGGCAGATCACCCTTGCGAATAACTTGAAACTCCTCATTGGTTACTCTGACAACTTCTTTTTCATCCAGAAACTCTGCGTTCATGGCAATGAACTTACGCCCAATTTCCACAATACCGTTGGCCAGCCGTCGAAGAATTCCCAACTCACGCTTAGAAGCAGCATCAAGCGCACCACGAACGCCTGTAGCTGTATCACCCAGTGCCTGGCCAGAAATGCCCATGTTAAATGCCTTTACACCTGTCATCGACTCAGCTTCAAACTGCTGCAACTGCAGCATGAACTGAGCAGAGTTGGGGATCTCTGGGTAGGTATGCATAAAGACACCTTGGCGCGGATCCACGTTTGCGTTGAATTCGTAGTCTTGCCCGTTCTCAAATCGACGCCGGTTAGTGGTATCCAACATGTCTTTGCGAATACCTGTCTGCCCGTTAGCAGACTTACCCATGATGTCGATCATACCTCGGGTTACTGCGCCTATGATGCGCTGGTTGTCATCCAGCAATGCACCATCAGGCTCACCATAGACTTCCTTACGTTTAGGTAGGTATGGTACTGTCACGAAAGGCAGCGCCTTATCTGGGAATGGGTTCTCCTCTAGGCGAATGAAGGTGTTCCCAACCCATGAAGCCACAATAGGCTTCACCAAACCACTGCCGTCAATGTCCCAGTAACCCCAGTACTCATAAACCACGAACATCTGTCGGGGCTTGTCTTT